TGTTTTAACTTTATTTCAAGAAAACCCATATTCAATTGTTTTAAAATCTAGACAGTTAGGTATATCAACTTTATCAGCAGGTTATTCTTTATGGTTGATGATGTTTCATCAAGACAAAAACGTACTTTGTATTGCAACAAAACAAGAAACTGCAAAAAATATGGTTACAAAGGTTAAGTTTATGTATAATAACTTACCTTCTTGGCTTAAATTTCCAAATAAACCCGAAGAGGAAAATAAATTGACCCTACGCCTCCCAAATGGTTCTCAAATTAAAGCTACTTCAGCATCAAGTGATGCAGGTCGTTCAGAAGCAGTTTCTTTGCTACTAATTGATGAAGCAGCATTTATTCATAATATTGGTGAGATATGGGCTTCAGCTCAACAAACCTTAGCAACTGGTGGAGGTTGTATTGCATTATCTACACCTTATGGTACAGGTAACTGGTTTCATAAAACATGGATAGGTGCAGAAATGGGTGAAAATAGTTTTTTACCTATTCGTTTACCTTGGAGTGTACACCCTGAAAGAGATCAATCATGGAGAGATCAACAAGATGCCGATTTGGGACCTAAAATGGCAGCACAAGAATGTGACTGTGATTTTAGTACCTCAGGTGATACTGTATTTTTATCAGATGAAATTGATTTTTACGAAAAAACATTTATAAAGGAACCACTTGAAAAACGTGGAGTTGACCAAAACTTATGGATTTGGGAACCAGTAGATTATTCTCGTAATTATTTAATTACAGCTGACGTTGCTAGAGGAGATGGGGCTGACCATTCCACATTCCACATATGGGATATAGAAACATTTACACAAGTAGGTGAATATAGAGGTCAGATCAGTACAAAAGATTTTGGACATTTATTAGTTGGAATAGCAACTGAATATAACAATGCTTTACTTGCACCTGAAAATTCAAGTATAGCTTGGTCAACTGTTCAAACTATTATGGATAGAGGATACCATAATTTATATTATTCACCTAAAGGAAATGCTTTAACAGTTGATACTTATTTTGATCCTTATATGGATCATAGTAAAATGACACCTGGTTTTACAATGTCTTCTGCTACTCGTCCTATATCAATTGGTAAATTCCAAGAAGCAATTAGAGATAGAGGTATTACTATACAATCCATCCGACTCCTAGAAGAAATGAAAGTATTTATATGGAGAAACGGACGACCAGAAGCACAACCAGGATATAATGATGACTTAATTATGGCTGCTGCTATTGGATGTTTTTTAAGAGACACAGCTTTTAAATTAAGACAAAACGGAATGGAAATGACTAAAAGTATGTTAAATAACATACATAATAATAATACAACATATTCTGGAGGATATTCAAATAATACAAGATATTCAAGTGGAACTAACAATCCATTTAAAATAGATAATCCATACTCAAATGGTCAAGAAGATATTTCTTGGTTACTATAAAACATAAAAAATGGCAGATACTAAACTATTTTCAAGATTAAAAAGACTATTTTCAACAGATGTAATCATCAGAAACACTGGGGGAAATCAACTAAAAGTAGTTGACGTCAATAAAATCCAAATTTCCGGTGAATATGAAACAAATGCTCTTGTAGATAGATTTAATCGAATTTACACCAATTCACACACATCAATTTACGGTTACCAAAGTAGTTTTAACTACCAAACATTACGACCTACTCTATATTCAGAATATGATTCAATGGATACAGATGCAATTGTTGCTTCTGCTTTAGATATTATATCTGATGAAAGTACTTTACGTAATGATATGGGTGAAGTATTACAAATTAGATCTTCAGACGAAGATGTTCAGAAAATTCTATATAATTTGTTTTACGATGTATTGAATGTAGAATTTAATTTATGGCCTTGGATTCGTAATATGTTAAAATATGGTGATTTCTTTTTAAAATTAGAAATTGCCGAAAAATTCGGTGTATATAATGTAATACCTTATAATGCATTTCACATCGAAAGACAAGATGGATACGATAAAGATCACCCAGCTTCTGTAAGATTTAGATTTGACCCAGATGGTATTTCATCTCCTTCAGATTATGGTTACTATAATGTACCAAATGCTGGAGGTCAAGCTAATTCAATATATTTTGATAATTATGAAATGGCTCATTTTCGTTTATTAACGGATACTAACTTTTTACCTTATGGTAGATCATATTTAGAGCCTGCTCGTAAATTATTTAAACAATACACAATGATGGAAGACGCGATGTTAATCCATCGTATCGTTAGAGCCCCTGAAAAACGTATATTTTATGTTAATGTTGGAAATATCGCTCCTGCTGAAGTAGAAAACTTTATGCAGAAAACAATTTCCAAAATGAAACGTACCCCATATATTGATCAACAAACAGGTGATTATAACCTAAAATACAACATGCAAAACTTACTTGAGGATTTCTACATCCCAGTAAGAGGTAACGACCAAGCAACTAAAATAGATAATCTATCAGGTTTACAATGGGATGGAATTCAAGACGTTGAATATTTAAGAGATAAATTATTTGCTGCTCTTAAAGTACCTAAAGCGTTTATGGGTTATGAAAAAGATTTAACTGGTAAAGCAACATTAGCAGCTGAAGATATTAGATTTGCTCGTACAATTGAACGTATTCAACGTATTGTAGTATCTGAATTAACTAAATTCATTAACTACACCTTCAATTATATATGATCAAGAAAGAGTAGCATTAATGAAAGAAAAGGTTGAACTTGCTAACCAAATGATTGAAAATAAAATCATGCCTACTGACTGGATTTATGAAAATATATTCCATTTAAGTGAAGATCAATATGATGAATATAGAGACTTGATTATTCAAGATGCTAAACGTAAATTCCGTTTAACTCAAATTGAGAATGAAGGTAATGATCCACTTGAAACTGGAAAATCTTATGGTACACCACATGATTTAGCAGCTTTATATGGAAGAGGAAGATATGAAGATGGAGGGGTGCCTGAAGGATATGATGAAGAAAAAGCAGTACTAGGAAGACCTGAAGAAAAAATAACAGATAAAAATACTCAAGACAATGCTTTTGGAAAAGATAGAATAGGAGCAACAGGAGCTAAAGTAGATGGAGATGAATCAGATTCAATAAAACCTAAATACCAAGGTGGGTCTCCATTAGCCTTAGAAACAAAAAATGCTAGAAATAAAAATGCATATACTTTTAATTCAATTAAAAACCAGAAAAAACAAATCATATTTGAATCAGATGTTAATGGAAACTCATTATTAGATGAATCACAAATACGCGAGTAACAATTTTTCATATATTTATAAATAAACAAATATTAGAATGCAAGTAAAACATTCAAAGTATAAAAATACTGGTATACTTTTTGAACTTTTAGTTCGCCAAATCACCTCAGACACACTGGAAGGTAAAGATTCCCCCGCAAAAGATATACTTAAAAAATATTTCGTAAAAACAGAATTAGGTCGTGAATACAAGTTATACGAAACATTATTAAAGAAAACTTCATTAACTGAAACAAAAGCTAATATTGTAGTTTCAACGTTAACGGATTCATCTAAATCTTTAAATAGGGGAGTAATTAAAAGACAAAAATATAATTTAATTAATGAAATTCAAAATCATTACGATTTAAATACATTTTTTAATCACAAATTACCTAACTACAAAGTATACGCTGCGTTTTATACCTTATTGGAAATATCCAATTCTCAAACCCCAATTAATCCTGAGCAAACTATTATAAATAAAGTTACTATTTTAGAGCATTTAACAGCTGCCCAAATAAAAAAGAGCACTATTCAAGATGAAGTTCTAAACGAAATAGAAAACTCAGACAAAGATGTTAAATTTCTTGCATATAAAATATTAATGGAGAAGTTTAATGACAAATATAATGATTTAAGTATTAATCAAAAACTTATTCTAAAAGAATACATTAATTCAGTAGACAATACACCTCGTTTAAAAGAATTTTATACAAATAAAATTAATGAAATTAAAACTGAATTAACTAAACTTAATAAAAAAACAAACAACCCAGCTACCAAAATAAAAATCAATGAAATTATTTCAGTAATTCAACCACCTGCTAAAAATGCAAAGTTGACAGATAATGATTTAGTTGATTTGTTACAGTATTGTGATTTAATTAACGAGTTAGAAACTGTAAATGGATAAACTTAAAGAAATAATAAGAAAAAAATTAAAAGAAATGAACGCTACTGGTGACGGTGGCGCTTCTTTTAAAGCCGGCTCAGGAGAAAATTATGCTACTCCAAAAGCATTTAACAAAGATAAAAATGCTAAAGGGGCTAAAAATATTTATTACTATAAGTTAGGGTTTAAAAACGTATCTAATATTAAACCAAAATCTTTCGATAAAAAACAATTATGGGAAGATGAAGTATTAAATGAAATGAACGAATTTCAAAAGAAACGTTTAGCTGGTTTAGATGAAATTGAGAAATTAATGAATGAAATAACTCCATTAGTTTCTAATGCAAAAAATGAAACAATTGAACTATATAGTGGAAACGCTGGTTCATTCGATATAACACAACCAATAGAGATGGTATTAAGTTACCTTAAAGAAATAAAAGAACTTTTAACAGAAAAATAATGAAAAAGACTTTACAAGATCAATATCTATTAATTAAAGAAGGCAAAGGACATAAAGGTGTTTTTCTTGCTGAAGCAAAACGTACATTCCCACAATATGTACCCAATGCTGCTTCATTTGATGAAGCCGTTGCTTCCCTTAAAACCAAAAATATTATATCAGAAAATATAGTTGGTTTATCTGTAGTTTCTGGATATGAACCTAAGAAAAAAGAATCATACGAAACTGCATTTGAGGCGTTTTTAGCTGAAGCTAGAAAAAAAGATCAAGAGGAAAAAGAAAAAGCTGAATTGAAAAAACCTTCAAAACAAGTAGAAGAAGATCTTGATAAACAATATGATAAAGAAGACGATAAAAACCCAGATAATATGATCTTTGGTCAAATTATGATGGGTTATTATACTGAAATGAAAGATCCTAAAAATGTTGATAAGACAATGCAACAAGTAAAAGACATTGTATTTAAAAATTTATCAAAAGATCCAATTTATTATACAAAAGAGGGCCAATTTGGAGTTAAAGGTTTAGGATATACTACTGAAGCACCAGGTTTAGGTACTCCAAAAGAACCTAAAGGTAAATATGCTTCATCTGGATATGGTAATCTAAATGAATCTATATCTGAAAAAGATATTAATATGATGGATGAATTAGATCTTAAATCAAAATTAACCAGTATGGGTGTTACCCCTATAGTAATTGATTCTGTTCTATCAACCTCAGGAATTGAAGGATTAAGAGATAGACTTAAAGACAAACTTAAAGATAGAGCAATTGGATTTAAAGAATCTAAAGAAATTGAAGATTTTAAAGCAAGTGTTAAAAAAGCATTCTCTGAAAAACCAGATAAAAAATTCACCCCAGAAGAAATTGAAGCAAAATTAAATCAATTATATCCTGGACGCGCTGAAAGAAAAAAAGATACTCCTGAAGAATCTAAATTACGTGAAGTAATTCGTGAAATGATTAATTCTGAATTAGAGGAAGCTACTCAATTAAGTACTATCATTACCCCTAAAACAAGTGATAAAGAAAGAGAAGAAAGAGACCCTCAACAATTCATTACTACATACTTAGCGGCTCCAACAGAAGAATTAATGAAGAAAAACCAACACTTAAGAATATTAAGAGATCCACAAAATCCCGAAGAAATTAAAGGAGTTGCTATTCGTTCTAGATTTATAGCCCCACAAAACTTAAAAAAATTACCTTACGATATTAACCCAATGTTTATTAACTTTTTAAATACAGCTAATAATATTGGAGGTGAAATTTCTCTTCCAACAAAAGAAGGAGTTATGGACACATATACTGTTCTTAACAATGTTAATATAGGTAGAGATGGAAGACTTTCATTTAAAACTCCAAATCCAAAGTTTGAAAAACCTGTTGGAGAATCTTTACGTGAAAGTGTTGAAAAAGATTTAGCTGATATTAATAAAGAAGCAGAACATGAAGTACTTCAATCTAAATTAGATAAAATTGATGCTTTAATTGACCACAAACGTTCTAAACTTAATAAACTTGACGAGGATGAAGATATGAAAGCTTTAACTGACAAGAAAAAAGTTAAAGAACTTGAAAAAGATATCAAAAAATTAGAGCAAGCAAGAGCTAAAGTTGAAAAAATGCTTGGTAAAACCAAAGGTAAGAAAAAAGAGGTAATTGACGAAACAGACGAGGATACAATGGATGAAAACATGCCATTAGATGATAATATGATGGGTGAAGAAATGTCATACGAAGAAAATTACTAAAAATGGACAAGCAACTCTTAATAGAAACAAGACATTTTATCCCTAAACCAGTTCGCCTTATAGAAGGTATGCGAAATGGGGGAAATGTTTTTGTTGAAGGTATTTTAGCTACTGTTGAAGTAAAAAACGGTAACGGAAGATACTATAAACGTGAGTTGTGGGAACGTGAAATTGAACATTTTCAAAGAAAAATTGATGCTAGAACCACAGAAACATGTGGTGAATTAGACCACCCAGATTCTCAAATAATAAATTTAAAAAATGCATCACACGCTATTAGAAAAATATGGTGGGATGGAGATGAAATCTGGGGTACAGTCGAAATATTTTCAGACCCAGGAGAAAAAGGTACAGTATCTGGTCGTATAGCAGGTGCTTTAGTTAATAATGGTTTAACTATTGGTATTTCTTCTCGTGGGATGGGTTCATTAAAACAAATGGGTGAAGTAATGGAAGTACAAGATGACTTTGAATTACTAACTTGGGATTTAGTTTCAAATCCTTCAAACCCAGACTCATGGATGAAAAATGGTGCTTTAAATGAATCAAGAACAACATATTTAGATCCATATGCACGTACAAACTCAATTTTAACTGAAATCCTATGTGCAAAAGGTACGTGTCCCATATTTTAAAATGTGCAAACCGGTGACTAAATTGCCCTCTTTTTGAGGGCTTTTTTATTTCTTGCGACTTTGAAAAAAAATATACATACATATAACAGAATATACCACCCCTCACACACTATGTGGTATCGATATTAATTGAATTCTATTACGTTTTAAAATAAACGTATTTTCCCAACAAAAAATTTAGGAAAAATGGCAAAAAACAGAGAAATGCTTAAAGAAGCAATCGCTGAAGCTAAAGCTGTAAAAGAAAGAAGCCTTCACACCTCAATTAAAATCAATGTTATCTTTAAAACTTCAAGAAATGGAGGAAATGGATGAAGCTGAAGAAGAAGTAAATGAAGCTGAAGACATGGAAAAAATGGATGAAGCAGAAGACAAAGAAGACATGATGGAAATTGATTTGGAAGAGCTTTTAGCAGAGCTAGAAAATGAAGAAATGGATGAGTCTTTAAACGAAGCTGAAGAAGAAGAAGAAGGTGAAGAGGAAGAAGGTGGAGAAGAAGGTGAACCATTAGATTTAGAAGACATGACTGATGAAGACCTTAAAAAAATGATCGAAGACGTAATCGCAGACATGGTTGCTTCAGGTGAACTTGAAGCAGGTGAAAGCGAAGAAGGCGAAGAAGGTGAAGAAATGGAAATGTCAGATGAAGAAGAAGTAGATTTAGCAGAACTTTTAAGAGAAATTGAAGAAATGGAAAAAGAAGAAATGTACGAAGAAAAAGAAGAGATGACCGAAGAAAAAGAAGAAGTTGAAGAAGGTCTTGGTGATTTCTTTAAAAACCTATTCAAAGGTGCTGAACAAAAATGGCTAGAGAAAAATTACCCAGATTGGGAGAGTATTGACTCTAAAGATGAAGCTAAAATTAAAGAAATTATATCTAAATTTCAAGCTGAAATGAAAGCCGGAGGTGTTCAACCAGAATATCTAAGAGCAATGAACTCAGAACTTTTACGTCTTTTAGGAAGAGGTAGTGGAGTTAGAGGAGTAGGAGCGGGATTAACCGTAGCTCGTGAAGGTCAAGAAAAAGAACTAGAAGAAGCATACGCTACAATCGAAACTTTAAAATCAGAATTGAATGAAATTAATTTGTTAAATGCTAAATTGCTTTATACAAACAAAATCTTCAAAGCTAAAAATTTAAACGAAAATCAAAAGGTAAAAGTATTAAGTTCGTTTGATAAAGCTAAAACTGTAGGTGAAGTAAAAATGGTATTTGAAACTTTAAACGAGGGAATTAAAGTTAAAAAAGAAACCATTAAAGAAAACCTAGGTAGAGCTTCTAAATCAACTATTACTCCTACCGCAAAACAACCAATCGTAGAGTCAAACGATGTATTTAAAAGAATGCAAAAATTGGCTGGAATAATTTAATTTTAATTTAAAAACAAAAAACAAAACAAATGTCAAGTATTAATTCTTTATTAGAAAGTGCAGCATCTGGATGGAAAAACATGCAGAGTGATGCAGCTCGTATGGCCTCAAAATGGTCAAAAACGGGATTATTAGAGGGTCTTGGTAGCGAAGTTGATAAAAACAACATGGCTATGATCCTTGAAAACCAAGCAAAACAATTAGTTGTTGAAGCTAACACAACTGGAAACGGTGGTGCTACTTTTCAAGTAGGACAAGGTGAGCAATGGGCTGGTGTAGCTCTTCCATTGGTACGTAAAGTATTTGGTTCTTTATCAACTAAAGAATTTATGTCAGTACAACCAATGAATCTACCTTCAGGTCTTGTATTTTTCCTAGATTTCCAATATGGACAAGGAAAATTTGCTCCAGGATCTCCATTTGGTCCTTCTGGAAATGTTTATGGTGCTACATCTTCAATGTATGGTGACACTAACCCAGGTGTTGATTTCCTTCCAAACGGTGGTTTGTTTGGTGCTGGTAGATTTGCTTACTCAATTAACCAATTCTCAGCTTCTATCGCTTCAGACCCATCAACAGATGCAACATGGGCTGATTTAGATTATGCATCTGAACTTTCAGCTTCAGCTGCTGCTGGTGATTTTAAAAAGTTAGTAATTCCTTCTGCTTCTTTAGCTGCTGGTGCTCCAAATGCAGACCTTAAAGGTATCCGTGCATTTGTTATTAGCGGTTCAGGTGTAGATATTACTCAAATCCTACCACAATATACTAGTTATAACCCAGTAAGCGGTTTAACATTTGTATTCGCTTCAGGTTCACTTCCAACAACTGGTAGTACATTGTACTATAACATCCAACCAGTTGACAACAACAGAGGTGATTTTGAAGATCGTTCAACTGCAGGATACGGTGGTTACCCTAACGCTGAATCAACAGCTGCTGATCAATTAGCTATCCCTTCTATCGATATCAAAATAAAATCTGAAGCTATTGTTGCTAAAACAAGAAAATTGAAAGCACAATGGACACCAGAATTTGCTCAAGATTTGAACGCATACCAATCTTTGGATGCTGAAGCTGAATTGACTTCAATCATGTCTGAGTATATCGCTCTAGAAATCGACCTAGAAAACCTAGATATGTTGATTCAAGATGCTTCTGCTGCTGATGAGTATTGGACTGCAGAAAATAACAAATCTTTGAATGCTGCAAAAGATGGATATGATACTTTAGGGTTCTTTAACCAACAAGGTACTTGGTTCCAAACTATAGGAACTAAATTCCAAAAAGTATCTAACAAAATCCACTTGAAAACTTTACGTGGTGGTGCTAACTTCTTAGTATGTTCTCCAACAGTTGCAACTGTACTTGAATCTATCCCAGGATTTGCTACAAACTCTGATGGTGATGTTACTAAAATGTCTTATGCATTTGGTATCCAAAAATCAGGTAACTTGAATAACCGTTACACTGTTTATAAAAACCCTTACATGACTGAAAACGTTATCTTGATGGGTTATAGAGGATCTCAATTCCTTGAAACAGGTGCGGTATTTGCTCCATATGTTCCACTTATCATGACTCCATTAGTGTACGATCCAGACACTTTCACACCAAGAAAAGGTCTATTGACTCGTTACGCTAAGAAAATGATTCGTCCAGAATTCTATAACAAAAATTAGCTAAAGCTAAAATTTTAAATGATGTAGTAACAATATTACGTGGTAAAGCAGGATCTGGAAAATCATTATTAGCAGCAAATGTTGCTTTAGATTTACTATTTAGTAGAGAAATTGAAAAAATCATAATAACTAGACCAACTGTAGTAGCAGGACAAGATATTGGATTTTTACCTGGTGATGTTAATGAAAAATTAGCCCCATTTACTGCCCCAGTTTACGAAAACATGCACCGTTTGTATAGTAAAGAAAAAATTGAAAAATGTATACAAGAAGGTGAAATTGAAATTGTGCCTGTATCATTTATGCGAGGTAGAAACTTTACAAATTGCTTGGTTGTAGTAGATGAAGCACAAAATTTAACAGATAATCAAACAGAATTACTTTTAACACGTATATGTTCAGGTAGTAAAATGATATTTTGTGGAGATGGTGCTCAAATTGATTTACGAGATAAAAAAACTTCTGGATTTGATGTAATATGTAAACATATGAAAGAAGTACCTGGATTTAACGTAATTACATTAGAAAAAAATCATAGACATCCAATAGTGGATGATATTTTAGAAGTTTACAAATCATTTAGAGGTTAGCCATATTTATAACAAAAAATAATGGCCGCAGGAAGATACTCTTTTGTAATTGAACAAGGTGCTACAGTTGATTTTCAAATAGCTTACACAGATTCTAACGGAACCCCAGTTGATTTAACAGGATATCAAGCTAGAATGCAAATTAGACCTAGTGTTGGGTCAAATGAAGTATATATTACTTTATCATCTAGTTTAGATCCATGTGGAACTGGTTTAAATTTAAGTGGATCCAATTCAATCAACCCACCAACATCAGGAACAATAGGAATATATGTTTCTGCTATATCCTCTTCTCAACTTGATTTTACTCAAGGTGTATATGACTTAGAACTTGCCACAGGAAGTGGAGATTGTTATGTAGTAACACGTATTTTAGAAGGAGAAGTACGACTATCTAAAAATGTAACTTTAGGGAGCTTTTAATGGCTAATAATATAAATATTAACCAAAATAATAATGCTGTATCCTTACAGGACAACAACAAAAATATTATTATTACCGATAATAGTACAGGAACTTCTGTAAATATAACCCAACCAACCACAGATATTATTACAGTATCTACTCCTGGCCCTCAAGGACCAGCAGGACAATTCCCAGATACTGGTTCATTTGTTTTAACATCATCATTTAATGCTTTTACAGCATCATATTATACAGATAGTGCATCATTTGAGGCACAAATATTAGCAAATAGTTCAAGTATTGCATTACTTTCTGGTAGTTTTGAGACAACTAGTGGTTCATTTTCTACACGTATAACTGATTTAGAAAATTTTAGTTCATCACTTGATGCAACTTTTGCAACTGACGCTGAATTAAACGCAGCTACGGCTTCTTTAAGTGCTAGTATAACATATTTAAGTTCAAGTTTTGAAATATTTAGTGGATCATACAATACAGGATCATTTAGTGGTTCATTTGAAGGTAATTTAAATGGAACTGCTTCATATTCAAATAATTCTATAAGTGCTTCATATGCTTTAACAGCTAGTTACGTTGAAAATGCTCAAACGGCTTCATATGTTGAAGTAGCACAAACGGCATCTTACGTTGAAAATGCTCAAACGGCTTCATATGCTTTACAAGCATTAAGTGCATCTTATGCAATAAGTGCTTCATATGAAATAAATTACGAAACATCTTCATCATATGCTGAAACAGCAAGTATAGCATATACTGCATCTTATGTAGAGAATGCTCAAACGGCTTCATATTATGATGAAACCGACCCTGTATTTGTAGCTAAAAGTGGTTCATTTGCAACAACTGGTTCAAATATATTTGATGGTGATCAAACTATTTCTGGTAATTTATATCAATCTGGAACATTTTACCCTAACCAAATTGATTGGTTTAGCAGCAGTATAGGATATGATACTGGTTCTTACATATTAACAACCACTGCTAATGGTTTAACTACATATGCTAATTATCAAGATGTAGCAAATATAATAAATAGTGGAGTAGTTCTTACTTCTTCATTTAATGCTTATACAGGTTCAAATACTAGTCAATTTGCAGGTACTTCTTCATATGCTTTAACAGCTTCATATGTTGAAAATGCTCAAACGGCGTCTTATGTTTTAAATGCTATTTCAAGTTCATATGCTTTAAGTTCATCTTACGCTACAAGTGCATCCCATGCCGAAAGTTCATCATATGCTATATCAAGTTCATACGCTTTAAGTGCTTCACATGCTGAAAGTTCATCATATGCTATAACATCTTCATATGCATTGTTTGCAGAAACAGCATCAAATGCATTAAATGCCCAAGATATTTTAATATATGTTTTAAACCAATCTGGTCAAAACATTGCAAAAGGTGTTGTAGTTCATATAACAGCATCTGGAAATTCAAGTGATATTCCTAGAATCATAACAGCTTCGTATGAAAATGATGCAAATTCTGCTAACACTTTAGGTATTACAAATCAAGCAATTGCTAACGGAGCTGAAGGTTATGTAATGACTGAAGGTATACTTAAAGGGATTAATACTCAAGCATTTACCTCTGGTCAGTTAATATATTTAGGTGCAACTGGTTCTATAATTGGAACTGCTCCTGTAGCTCCACTTCATAGTGTACGTTTAGGCCAAGTTGTTAGACAACAATCAAATAATGGCTCGATTTATGTTCGTATAGATAATGGATATGAAATTGAGGAATTACATGATGTTCTTATTTTAACATCATCATTGCAATATGGTGATTTACTTATGCGAAGCGGAAGTGTTTGGACAAATTCAAAACAACTTTCTGGATCATATAGTTTAACAGGTAACTTTACAGCAGCATCTATCACAGCATCTAATTTATATGCTGGAAATACATTTATATCTGGTTCTTTAACAGTATTACAAGGAGCAACAATATATGGTTCATCTTCATTTCAATATGTAACATCATCTCAACTTGCAGTTTCAGCTTCATTTATTTCCGTAAATGTATTTGAACCAGTAGAGCGTTTTGGTGGCTTAAAAGTATATGATTCTGGATCTTCTTCTGCTTCTGCATCACTTGCTTGGGATTCATTCCATAATCATTGGGTATACCAAAATGTAAGTGGATCAACCTACACAGGAGGTATGTTACTTTCAGGTCCTCGCAATACTGGGTCTTTAGGTGACGAACCCAATTTAACTTTATGGTATGTCCCTCGATCAGATGGTGGGGATCATTTAAATGATTCACAAATATATTCAAGTGGTTCAACTACAATTGTAACAGGTTCATTAACTGTAACCAATGGTATTACAGGAAGCTTAAGTGGAAGTGCAACAAATGCTACAAGTGCCTCATATGCTCAAACTGCTTCATACGTTGAAACAGCACAAACTGCTAGTTATATTTTAAATGCTGTATCAAGTTCATATGCTTTAACTTCATCTTTTGCCCAAACAGCTTCATACATTGATGGTGGATTTTATTAATATATATAATAAACTAAAATATGTCTACTAGAACTATACACTGGACTGAAGATACTAAAACAATGAAAATTCGCACGGATATTCCGGGGTTTTTCATTGAATTTGGTAATCAAATAGTTTATAGAATTAAAAACACCACAGGTAATACATTAAATCCAGGAACTGTTGTATTTTTTAATGGTTCAGATACTTTCCCAACAGTAACAGTTGCGGACTACAATTCATATACAACTTCGGAAGGTACAATTGGAATTTGTGCTCATTCGATTACAAACAATACAGAAGGATATGTTGTAACTTCGGGTATAGTTAGAAATATAAATTTAACTTCATATGCAAACGGTGCAGAAATTTATTTAGCTGCATCTGGTTCATTTACAGCAACACGCCCTGTAGCACCTTTACCTGAAGTATATTTAGGCACAGTAATTCGTTCAGGTTCTGCTGGTGTTTTAAGTGTAAATGTAGAACTTGGATTTGAAATAGAGGAACTACATAACGTTAAAATAGATAATGTGCAGGATGGGGATATATTAGCGTGGGATTCAACACAACAAGTTTGGAAAAATACCAACAACATAAGCACATCATCCTCAATTGATGGTGGAATGTATTAATATTTATAAATAGAAATGGCAGATAAAATATTACATAAACGCAGTTTAGTATCTGGAAGTATACCAACAACATCATCATTAGATTTAGGTGAATTAGCAATTAACGTAAATGATGGTAAACTATATTTAAGACAATCTGGAAGTACTACAGATCAGATTGTAAACATAGGTGAAAGTGCTTCTTTTGCTACAACTGCATCATATGCTATAACTGCATCATATGCTTTAAATGGTGGAGGAACAACAATAGATACAGGTTCACTAGTTACAACTGCATCCTTTAATGCATATACTGGTTCAAACACATCACAGTTTGCAGGAACAGCATCATATGCTTTAACAGCATCATATTTTACTACCCCAATTGAAATACAAGCAGCATGTTCAGATGAAATAACAGCTTTAACAACAGGAACTGCGAAAGTTACATTTAGAACACCATGTGCTATAACTGTAACAGCGGTTAGAGCATCTTTAACAACAGCACAAGCAAGTGGCAATATATTTACAGTAGATATTAATGAAGGAGGTACATCAATTTTAAGTACTAAATTAACCATTGATAATACAGAATTAACTTCAACAACCGCAACAACACCTCCAGTTATTAGTGATACAACATTAGCAGATGATGCTGAGATAACAATTGATATTGACCAGATAGGTGATGGAACAGCTAAAGGATTAAAAGTAACTATTATAGGCACAAGAATATGATAATTAATCCTTATGTTTTTTCTAATCTATTACTTGACTTGTACCCAAATGCAGCAGTTGCATATTCTTTGCGTAAATTAAGAACAGCATATACAGGTAGTGCAATAAGAGTAAGGAGGTCAAGTGATAATGCAGAACAAGATATTGCATTTGTAGGTAATGATTTAGATACTCAAACAATGCTTGACTTTGTAGGTTATAACCGTTGGACTTATTCAGAGGATATTTCACAAGCTGTTTATACAAAAACACAATTAAATACAACAGGAACACCAGCTTATATTGATGTTGAAACAGCTCCTGATTCTACTTTGACAGCAGATAAAATAATTGAAAATACAATATCTGCAACCCACTCAACATCAAGGACATTTACGGTAACAAATGGAGTAACTTATAATGTTTCAGTTTATTTAAAAAGTGGTGGTAGAAATGCAAGAGTTGCATCGAATATATCAAGTTTAGCAACATACCAAGTAGATGTTAATTTAACAAATGGTACTTTAAGTAATAATACATTCCCAACAAGCCCTGTTTTAGATTCAGTTGGTAGTGGTTGGTATAGACTGAGTTATTCTGTTACAGCGGCTAACACTCAAACAAGACAAGCAATAGCTATACAACTATTAAATGGAACAATTACAAATTATTTAGGTGATGGCACAAGCGGAGTGTATGTTTGGGGATTCCAACTAAGTCAAACATCAACTGTTAAAACCTATCAAAAGACGGTTGCAGATGCAGGAAGGAATGGTTTTGTAACAACTTGGTATGACCAAAGTACAAACGCTAATAACTCAACACAAGCAACGCCAACCAATCAGGCACAAATTGTTTCAGGGAATAACTTAGTTTTAGACCCAATAACAAATAAAATTTCTTCACTTTGGACAGGTGATACTTATTTGTTAGGAACTGCTTTAATAAATACTCAGCTTAATTTTCAGCTTTCGGTATTTAATAGATCAGCTTTGACTCAAAGAATTGTAAACTTGGGAAGTGCGGTTGTAGCACCCTATTTGGCACAATGGTCAACAACAGACACAATTGCAACACTTTACGGGAATTCTGTAATAACACATACAACAAGCTCAGCTACGGGCATTTTTATACAAACAGTATTAAGAAATAGCTCTAATGTAGTTAAGTGTTGGAATAATCAAACAGCTTTGACAACGGGAGTAGATTCAAGCACATCATATAATATTACTTATTGGGGTAAGTCCGCATCGCCTCAAAGTAATGGATATAAACAAGAACTTGTATATTGGGCATCAGACCAAGAAGCAAACAGAATAGCAATAGAAACAAACGCAAATACTTATTGGGATGCTTATTAACGGTTACAAATGGAACACAGTAGAAGAAGCTGATTTGTCAATGACTCAATTGAATGAATATTATGGTCTTCCTGTACCTGGTGGAATTTCTTATTTTTCATCAGAGAGTTATTCTTATAGTGAAAACGGTATTTATTATATGTACTATAATGAAATGTTAGAACCTGTATTAGGAAAACCAACTGAATTTGAAGTGGTTTTTCTATAAAAAATAAATATAATATTTATAACAAAATATTTAACCATGAATATCCCAATTTGGCCTGGCTCAAGTAGTTTCTTTCCAGGCAGCACTCCTTTTGGATTTTACGATAACGATTACCAGTTTCAACAAGATGCTGATAAATTTGCTAAATTTGCTTCACAACGTTTAGGATATCCATTGGTTGAAATTGAACTTCAAGATATAAATTTTTACACTGCTTTAGAAGATGCTATAACAACTTATGGAAATGAAATATACTCGTATCAAGTAGCGGATAATCTATTATCTTTTCAAGGAAACCCATTAACTATTCCTGTAGCAAATAATAAACTTGTACAAGAAAATTTGGCAAATGTTATTTTATTGTCCCACCAATATGGAACAGAAGCCGGAGTTGGAGGTAAAGTAACATATTATTCTGGTTCACTTGATCTACTAGCAAACCAGCAAGAATATGATCTAAATGAATGGGCAATTTCCCAAAGCATTTCAGGTGGAATTGAAATTAAACGAGTATATTACGAAGCACCCCCAGCAATTACACGTTACTTTGACCCATATGCCGGAACTGGTACTGGGATGATGCAAATGTTAGATAGTTTTGGGTGGGGATCATATTCTCCTGCAATTAACTTTATGTTAATGCCTATAAATTACGATTTACAAAAAATTCAAGCAATTGAATTTAATGATCAAATTAGAAAATCACAATATACTTTTGAACTTGTAAACAACCGTATAAAAATATTCCCTATCCCACGTACAAGTGGATATTTAAAATTATGGTTTCAATATGTTAAACTAGATGATACGAGAAATGCATATGCTGATATAAGCGGCAGTGTAATAACAAATGTTGCAGATGTTCCATATGCAAACCCAACATACTCTAATATAAATTCAATAGGACGTTCTTGGGTATTTGAATATGCTTTAGCCATCGCTAAAGAAATGTTAGGATACATTAGAGGAAAATACCAATCAGTACCCATTCCAGGATCTGAAATTACCCTAAACCAATCAGATTTAATTTCTGCAGCAACTTCGGAAAAACAAGCATTAATTGAACGTTTAAGGGCATATTTAGATACAACTTCACGTAAAGCTTTACTTGAAAAGAAAGCAGCAGAGGCAGAAGCACAAAATAGAACTTTAGGTCAATCACCAATGACAATTTATATAGGATAACATGGCATTATTTGGATCAGCTCGCGATATTTCATTGTTTAGACACCTTAATAGAGAGTTGTTATGGGATGTTATTACACAACAATGTGTATTTTATCAACTTAAAGCAGCTGAAACTAAAGTTAACATTTATGGTGAAGCAGCTGGTGCTAGGTATTACGCTGATCCTGTTTTATTAAACGTGTTAATTGATAGAGGAGATGCTGCTCAACCAATTGACGATTTTGGTGCATCTTATGATCGTCCTATGACATTTAAATTCTTACGTGATGATTTAGTTGATGCTAATGTATTACCTGAACCTGGAGATGTAATAATGTGGTATGAATCGTATTGGGAAATAAACAATGTAAACAATAACCAACTTGTAGTTGGAAAAGACCCACTTTACCCATACAACCAAAACCCATTAAACCCAGGTTTGGAAAATTTTGGTGCAGATTGGTCTATTATTTGTACAGCAAATTATATCCCTGCAGATAAAGCTCAAATTACAAGAGAAAGACTATAATGGCGGAACAACTTAATATAACTAGAAGATATTTAAATCAATTTAAAAACAGAAATGTTGTTGAAATATCTTCAACCACTTTAACCCAAACATCCCCAGACTTATCATATTTAACCCAAACAATAAATCAAATAGCAAGCTCAATTAATTTAACAGCTCAATCACTTGGACAAATATCTCAATCTTTAGCAACTCAAAGTATTCAAATAGAAGATTTATCTTCAACAGCAAATGCTTTAAATTCATCAAAAATATTTGTAAATAAAGAAGTACCTTCTGGTTCAATAGATGGAATAAACACTACATATACTTTAGAACACGAACCAACCCTAGGTAGCGATCATTTATATTTAAATGGTTTATTAATTGAAGATGGAACCCATACAGACTATTCAATTTCAGGATCAACAATAACATTTACAGAACCTTTACTTTCTGGAATGAAATTACATTGTACATATTACTATGCTGATTCAACCCCAGTAAAAGTATTAGTGGATAAAGAAATTCCTTCTGGTTCAATAAATGGTATAAATTCGATATATGTGTTAAAAAATATACCTGTAGAGGGAAGCGAACATGTATATTTAAATGGTCTTTTACAAGAGAGTGATGGAAATGATTATACCATTTCTGAAAATATTATAACGTTTGTTACACCTCCTGAAACAGGCTTAAAACTTCGTGTAAGTTATTATTATTCAATATAGAAAAAAAATTTTTCAAATACCAATTAAAATATTTTTTATTTTTTAAAAAAATCTTAATACGTATTACAAAACCCAATATTTAGATGAATCCAGAGAATTTATATTCAACCTCAGATTTATATTTAACCGCATACCTTAAGATCAAGGGGCATAAATTTAAAGTAGAAAAATCTGCAAAGAAATCTACATTTATTTTTCCATCTAGTCCCGAATTATTATCCGATGCAGATGCATATTTAACGGAAATGGGGTCATGTGAGCCTTTAGCTTACACAAACGCCATTAAAAACTTGAAAAACCTTTTATTTAACCGTTAATATTCTGTTTCTAGAGTAGATATATTAACATTTTAAAGGGAAACATTCTGGTTTATTCCTATTTAATTTAATTTACAAACATTTTAATTTTTTAAAAATGGCAATTACAAAAATAGTATTGGACAGACAGTCCGACTTAATCTTAACCAACGCCACCATTACCTCACCAGATGGTCTTGTTATGGCGGATATTTCTGGTTTAGATTCTACAGTTGCGTCTATTGATACCCAAGTATCTACAGACATTTCAACTGAAGCTTCTAGCCGTGTTTCTGGTGACGCTTCTATTGCTGCAAACCTATCAACAGAAATCATTGATCGTTCAACTGCAGTATCTGCTGAAGTTTCTAACCGTATTTCCGGTGACGCTTCTTTAGCAACAGCTATTTCAACTGAAGCATCTCGTATTGATGTTATCCTTGATGGCTCAGAAGTTGATTTAGATCAATTTGCTGAAATCGTTGATTTCGTTAACGGTATCGACCTTGAAAATGACAATGCTCTATTGAGTGCTGTAACTTCAATCGGTTTAGATATTGATGCTGAAGAATCTCGTGCAACATCTGCTGAAGCTGTATTAACTGCTGATTTATCTACTGAGGTAGTAAACAGAGAAAATGCAGTATCTGCTGAGGCTTCATCTCGCGTATCAGGTGACTTATCTTTAGAAAACAAAATCTCTGCTGACTTATCAACTGCAAACGCTTCAATAGAAACTGCATTATCTACTGAAATTTCAGATAGAATTGCTGATGTTGATGCTGAAGAATCACGTGCAATGAGTGTTGAAGCTTCTTTATCTGATCAAATTACTCTTGAAGTTGATGGACTTTACACTACCGTAGAAGGTTGGGTATCGAATGAAGCTGGAGAGCGTTCAACATTTGATGCTAATATTTCTGCTGAACTTAGTGGTTTCGTTGATACTACAGTTTCTAACGAAGCTTCATTGGCTGCAGATATATCAACTGAAGTAGCAAATAGAGAAAATGCAGTAAGTACTGAAACATCTGCTCGTGTATCTGGTGATGAGTCTTTAGCAACTAAACTTTCAAATGATATATCTAGAGAAGGTGATGCAAGAACTTCAATAGCAACATCATTGTCAGCTGCATTATCAACTGAAGTAGCTAACCGCGAAGCAGACGTTGACGCTGAAGAATCTCGTGCAATGGTAGCTGAAACTTCATTACAAAACAACATCGATGCTGAAGCATCTGTACGTGTTGTAGGTGATGAAAGTTTGGAAGCTGCAATGTCAACTGCTGATGCATCTTTGGACGCTAAAGTTTCTACTGAAACTGCTCGTGCAGAATCAGCTGAATCTTCATTAGAAGACAGAATTGACTACATCGTATCAAACGTAGATCCTGCTGCTCTAGATTCATTAACTGAAATCGTTGGTGCATTCCAAAGTGCAGATGGTGATCTTAACGGTGCTATTACTTCATTGGCAACAGCTGCTGGTGCTTCTTTAAGTGCTGAAGTATCACGTGCTGAATCAGCTGAAGCATCTTTGGCATCTGATTTGTCAACTGAGGTTGCAAACAGAGAAGGTGCTGTATCAACTGAAGAGGCTGCTCGTATTTCTGGAGATAACTCAGTTGCTGCTGATTTGTCAACTGAAACAGTAAACAGAGAGGCTGCTGTATCAACTGAGGCTTCTGCTCGTACATCTGCTGATACATCTTTAGAAGCTAAAATTTCTACCGATCTTTCTTCAGCTAACTCTTCAATTGATTCAGCATTATCAACTGAGGTTTCTGCAAGAATTGATAACGATGATGCACTTTCATCTGAAATATCTATTGCAGTAAGTGATCTTTATGCAAATGATGATGCTGAAACTTCTCGTGCAATGAGTGTTGAAGCTTCTTTAGAAGCATACCTTATTGAAGCTGAAAATACATTAGCAACTGATTTGAATGAGGAAACATCTCGAGCAGTTTCAGCTGAATCCAGTTTAAATGACAGATTATTTTACGAAGAAGAACGTGCAGTATCTGCTGAAGCATCTTTGGATTCTGCATTATCAGCTGAAATCTCACGTGCTGAAGCTGCTGAAGATTCAATTGCTACTGAATTGTCAACTCAAGTTTCTTACTTGATCTCAAACATTGATGTAACTGAAATCGATTCATTCTCTGAAATCGTTGCAAATGTATCAACTGAGGTATCAAGAGCGGAAAGTGCTGAATTGTCTTTAGCAAATGATTTTGCTAATATTTACTTTAGAAATGCTGGTGTAAACGAAGCAGCAAATGGTTCAAGAACTGAATTTACATTTGGTGCTACACTTAGAACTGGTTCACAAGCAGTTTACTTGAATGGTCTATTACAAGACGCTGGTGATTATACAATCACTACAACTTCTGTAACATTCAACGCTGCTCCACTTACTGGTGATAAAGTTGCTGTTTACGGAATGTATTAATCATTAGATTAATTACAAAAAGAAAGGGACTCGAAAGAGTCCCTTTTTTACTTATATTAAATTAAATTTATTTATATAAATTAGTCATTGGGTCATAAACCAACCCACTATTTCCACCATTAAAAACACCTTCAATTAAACGATCGTACGTTTCAATTACATCGGTATTATCAATATGGTAGCGTTGTAACACAACATCATTACGTTGATTATAACCGTCAATATCTTTATCGTGTTCCGTTAGGATATGATTTAGCATTTTAGCGGCCTCAACTGTATCTGAACCCTCGTAATAGTAACCCAAATCTTTACACATTGGGGCATTATGTAAAACAGGATACCCTAAATATGCGGCATCTAAATACAAATAATTTAATGGATTCAGCAATTGATGGCAAATCAAAACATCCAAATGTTGAGTAAGCATGTATGCTGTTTGATAACGTGACTCGGCACTTACTTTATTGTCCTTATATAAATCAAATGTGGATATGATTGAGAGAAACTCTTTGTGCTTTGAAACCATCCCAGAATTAGTAATACGAAGCTTATCTATATGTTTTCTACCAATTTTAGTGCGATATGATTCTTCAGCAATCATAGCAGGAATCAAACAAAATTTAACAATGTTTAGATTTGGTTCCATTATACCAATTATCTTTTGTTCTTTCTTATCGTCGTATTGCCAGTTTTTCTTGTATTTTCCATCTTTATAACCTTTACTAATTTCAGCAACAGATTCAAACAAAAATTTCTCTGACCAAATAAATGGAACTGGAAATGCATTTGTACGATATAATGTTTTATATAAACCTGAATTTACTTCATCTTGTTGTGGTACATACCAAATCTCATCGTATTGTTTTTCGTATTGAAATGTTTTATTTTCACTTGGTTTAAATAAAATGTTTTCCATGTGAATAACATAATTGTTTCCACATTTATATGATACAACTTTTTTGTTTTTACCCGAACGTTTAAATGTTTCTAGTTGATGGTCAAATACTTGAGCACCCATACAAATTAACAAATCCATATCTAAAAAATGATCGTTAAAATATACTATATCAATGTCGTTTAGATAAGACGGGCGTTCTGTAAAATCAACATTCATTGTATTTAGAATATAGACTTGATAGTTTTTCTTGGAGTTTTTTAACAAATGTACTAACATCAATACATTTTGTTTAATTCCATTTGTCCAAATAGATTCTTTGTTGTCTTTTAACCCTAATGTAATACCAATTTTCATCCGTGTGTTTTTATAAAGTGATCAATTAATTTTTGTTTTTCTTCTTCTGTTTGAGCATGAGCGTATAACCATATAAAAGAACTTTCAATAGATTTAAGCTCATCCCGTTTTTTGTTTATACGTATTTTTAAAATATCTTTATCTTCAATATCTATTGAATGTGTTATATTTAATTTAGAACATATTTCATATAAAGTAAATAAATCAAATTCATCTGCTGCTACTGTAGCTTGCATATACAATTCAGTATGTTCATCTGTTTTAGCTTTATCTGGGTGAGTTACTTTAGCAACCTCACGATATAACTTTTTTACCTTGTCTTTAGTAGATTTATCTACTGTATTTGGATCTATTTTATCTTTTTTTGGTTGTTGTTGAGGTTCTGTTGGGGGAGGGGGAGGAGGTGTATCTCCACGTACATCTCGTATTTTATTTAAAAATTCTTCCCTGTTATTTTCAACAATTTCTTTTTTATATTCTTCATCTAGCAATAAAAAACTATACTCTTGTAGTAATTTTTGTATTTCAAGTTGCTCTAGTCGTTTGCTCATATTTATAAATATTTATCATTGACTTATATTTATAAGGGATATGCCATCAAGTAGAAAACCCAACCCAAAATCACAACGTCAAATCTCAAATGATTTGATAAACCCATATGTTAATCCTGAAAATGGTGAGACTAGAGGTAACCCAAACATCCCTTCAAATTTTGATCAATTTACAGCAAATGAACAAAATGGGGTTGGATTTAATCGTTCAAACCAACTTTCCTTTAAAGGAGATACAACAAAACCATTTACACTTGGATTTGAAGATATAGATGAATCCATAATGTATTATTTTCAAAACGTAATACGCCCTTACGTTATTCAAAATGGAAACCGATTACCAGTTCCTGTAATTTATGGTTCTCCTGAAAGATGGAAGTCAACTCAAAAAGACGGATATTATAAAGATAAAAATGGCGCTATTATGGCACCATTAATTATGTTTAAACGTAGTGGGATAGATAAAAATAGATCATTGGGAAATAAATTGGATGCAAATTCTCCAAATTTATACACTTCTTGGAAAAAAGTATACAATCCAAAAAATGCATATTCAAATTTTGATGCTTTAAATAATAGAGTCCCAACAGAACAATTTATAGTTAACGTAATACCTGATTATGTTACTATAAGTTACGATTGTGCTATACAAACATATTATGTATCTCAATTAAATAAAATAGTTGAAGCAATAAATTATGCATCTGACTCATATTGGGGTAATCCGGAACGTTTTAAATTTATGGCTACCATAGATTCATACTCAACCCCTATTGAAATTACAGATAATTCAAGTAGAATAGCAAAAGCTACATTTACTCTAAACATCAAAGGATATATCATCCCAGATAACATCCAAAAACAAATAACTGCTATTAAAAAATACAACAGTAAATCCCAAGTTATAATTGGATTAGAGGTAGAAGGGATAGGTAGTGAATTTATTACAACCCAACCTAAAAAAACAGCTATATCTTTACCAGGACCTGTAGAGGAAGGAACAAATATGAGTTTAATAAACAATCAAGTTTTAGTTTATTTAAATTCTAACGTTACTGTTCAAGGAACATTTGAATCTTCTAACGAAGCTTCATTCCCTTATGGGTGGTTAAGTGCCCCTCCAAACCTACCTCAAACCTCAGTTAACGAATTTTCGTTTTTTGTTAATGGGGTATTAATTGATAATTCAAATATTATTTCTTTTACTCAAAATAATAATATTTCTACTTTAACTTTAGATATATCTTCATTAGGATATTCTTTAGATTCTACAGATGTAATAACATCAGTGGGAAAATTTAATATTTAATCTATATTTATAATAAAATGGCAAAAGCAAAGTTACAATCCGCAATTTCATTTGTAAAAAAACCTAGAAAAAAACGTCCTGGAGTTCATGCAAAATCAAAAACTAGCAAAACAAAAACTAGTAAAAATTATACTAAACCATACGTAGCACAAGGTAGATAATGGCATTAATTCAACCTAAACAACTAGCAGGACAATTTTATGAAATAACAGGATCTTTTACAGGTTCTTTTATTGGAGATGGTAGTGGATTAACAAATGTACCTGGAACTGGAGGAGGTTATGCTCAATTAATTATTACCACAACATCTTCATTTAATACAAGTGATTTAATTGGAGGTGTTTCCCAAAATGGTAAACATGTAGTAGTAAATAATGGATCTTCTAATATAACAATTACAGTAGATAATTCTGTAAATTCATTTTACCAAATGATAGGAACTGGAAATATTACATTTGTTTCTGGTTCTGGAAGAACATTAACTGCTCCAAATGGTACAACAGTATTTACTCAATATAATGGAGCTAATTTATCATTTAATGGAACCGAAAATATTTTAGTATTAAATAACGCTGGTTTTTTTTTTGATAACTCTCCCGAATTAAGGTTAGGAGATTATAGAATAGCGGAACAAATAAATGATCCTAGATTTCCACCATTAACTCCATTAAATTCATCTTCGGGTGAATATCTTACAGTAAATACAAGTAATTATATAGCTAGAACCCAAGATACTTGGTTTGATTTAGCATTAGATCTTTCAAATTTACCTGGAAATATAACAGATTATACTTTTTATGCAAAACGAACAATACCTGGATACTCTGATTTAGCAATCGGACTACAATTCACTTCTTCAGCTACACATTCATATATCCAAACAAATGTTAGATACCCACTATCAAATGGTATAATCCCTAGCTCTAAAACAATGGCTGTTGAAATTACAGCTAAATCAGGTTCACAATACATTGACTCAGTAGTTTATAAATTTCAAGTTGAACCTACTGCTTCATTAACATCAGGTAGTATTATCCCATTAATTATAGATGTTGATCAATCTTCTTCAAATTCACCTTCATCTTCACTTGTATTTGGTGTCCCGTTTGCACCTGGGCAATTATGGGATGAAAATAGAGTTACATTACAATATGTTGGAGGAACTCCAATTGAATATCAACGTGAAATAACTGGAAACTGGATCACAAGTGGATCTATCCAATGGGTACAATTAAGAACAGTAGCCCCTTCAGGTAGTCAATTAGAGGTAGCCATTGATGGAACAAATCATCCTTCAACAGGATCTAATTTAGTTACGGATTTAGGTGGAGGACAATATCAAATGGTAGCAGGTGATTATACTTTAACACTTGCAAAAGAACATTCTCCTATTAAAACAATTAAAAAAGGGACAACTACTATAGCAGATAACATTGGTGCTAAAGGTTTATATTTATATATTAGTAATACTGCTTTAACAGCAAGTGGTGAATTAGCCCAATCATCAACTGATGTTGACATAACAGTTGAATCTGCTGGACCTGTTTCTTCTTGTGTTAAAATAGAAGGTGACTATATCACCTCAGGTGGAACACGAGTAGCTAAACATATTACACGTTTAGAAAGTCACAAAGGAATTGATGGTGTAAATATATCTCATACTTTAGTACTTTCAAATTCAACAAATAATATTTGGTTTAGTGAAATGGGATGGGAATTTTCAACTAACCCAACTACTTCTACCTCTGTTACTGCTTTATTTAATATTACCTCAAGTAATTTAGAAAACATAACAGAAATTCCTTTATCTAGTTTAACTACCGCTAGTATATTACAAGACATTTACCCTACGTTTGGTAGAACTGGTTCTGGAGTTCCATTTACGTATCAACATTTTTCAATATATGAAAATGGTGTTGAAACTGCATCATATCCAACAGGATCAATGGGTGAATGGTTTGGATATAAAAGTGACAATAATGGTTTAGTTTGGGGTATTCAAGATGCCGCTAGACAAGCCCCAAAAGAAATTGTTGTAACTAGAGATAAAATTAACTTAATGTTATTTTCCCCAAATGGAGGAGATGAAATTGATTTTAGAAACCCAACCCTATATAACCGTTGGAACCTATCAGGTATATTACCTTACTTAGGAACTACTTCAGCTTCATTTGCTGCAGCACCAAGTGATGCTTATGGGTGGTCAAAAACAACTAATCTTTTACTTTTACCAATTGATACAACTCCAAATACATCTTCAATTGCTCAAGAAGCAAATAAATTACTTTACCCTGACTATGGGTATGTAGATGCTAATTGGATGTATCAATCAGATGCTATGGGTCCTTTATACCCATATGATTCTGCTAGTTTTGATTTAGCTGAAAAAGTTATAGATTCCCAAATATCATACTATACTGGAAGTGTACCTGGAGTAGCATATAATACATTTTTTGATTATTACAATGGTCCGGCATATTTTTACAACCAACGTTATCGTTTATCATATACATTAATACATGATTCATGGTTATTAACCGCTAGAAATGCAAACAGAAATGAGAATATTCGAAGACAAACTAGAAAATTCTCAGAAAATGTTTCAAAAGCTTTTAGAGACAGTTATATCTGCCATTTAGATGAACCTGTAGGTACCCCTAACCGTAAATTTAAAGGTTTATTTATAGATGGTCAAGGAGTTGCTGGTGATTTCCCTATGTATTGGGAGGATCGACCAGCATATAATTTAGCTACCTCAGGTGATGTCCTTAATCTTATTTGGGATTATCACATATCAGGGGATAGAAGATCTAAAGATGTTGCTATTGATTATGGGAATGGTTTTAAAAATAATTTTAATTATAATCAAAGACAATTTAGAACACTACCTAATATAAAACATATAGCTCATGCTTACCAATTTTCAGGTGACTATGAAATGCTATTAGCTGTTGAAAAATTAAAAAATAGCTACAGCTTAATTGTAAATCAATCTGGTCCTTTAGTGTATGATAAGGATGGTGCTCTTTTACTTTCTAAAATTAAAGCATATGAAAGTACAACATATAAAACAAATACCGATGTTGGCTCTATAATTGAAGCTTGGAAAGTAACAGGCTCAGATATATTTAAACAAATGGCACTTCGTTTAGCAAAATATTGGAAAAATGCTAACATGGGAAAAGATGCATTTACTAGAATATATGGTCAATATGATACATTCTTATATTACAATACAGATTTACTTTCACAAGGTCAAATTATAGATTTTAATTTTAGGGGAAAAAATTTAAAATTTTTTCAAGGTTCTTATTTAAATGTAGGTTTTTCAACATATGATACTATTATAGGGGGGATGCCTTATCAAATGGATGTTATTTCCAAAACAAGTGCAAGTTTGCAACCTGTATCTTCATTTGTTTCGTTTAGAGACTATCAAAATAGTAACCCTATTTTTATTAAAAAGAACAATAATGGGAAAGGAATAGTAACCTACCTACAACCTGCTTCTTCTATAGAAGAACCTGAAGATGAAGTAGACGATGACGAAATTTCAAACAATTTTATACAAGGAGGATTTACCTTTAAAATTTTAAAAAACCCAGCTACTACACGAACTTGGTCAGGTAATGATCCTATTCCTGTAATACAAAATGGTGTTAATCCTAGTACAGCGATACAATTAGAAATATCAAGAGACTTAGGTGCAAATGACTTAACTCGTGATTTTGCATATAAATTTCAACCAACTGTTAGAGGAAATCAATTTTTAGTAACAGATTCAACCTCATCTATAGTATTTAGAAGTGATGGTTACTGGATGCCTAAAATGGTAAGACCAAACTACACGTATTATTTTAATGTAGATTCAACATCTTCTTTACCTACCATATTTTTTGAATACCCAACTAATTTATACGACCCTACAGGAAGTTTATACACTGGAACAGCAGTTTCAAAAAGTATAAATCTACCTTCAACCGGCTTATGGTCATTTACCCCAGGAGATTTTCCTTGTTTAGTATCTAGCTCAGGAATACCTCCTTATTTTGCAATTAATAGTGGAAGTTTTTGGTTTGATCCTTTAACTACTATCCAAGCAACTACCTCTTCTAGTGTATATGATGATATTAAAGTACAACCTCAATATTACCCTAACCTAGGAACTCTTACCGGTTCTTTAATTAGTGGTAGTTTAATAGGTGGTGGTTCTGGTATTTTAAATATTGCATCTTCATCAGGCGATACAGAATTATTTAGTAATGTA